TCGCTTACACTCACACTATCCGCGTCCAATTTGTTGGTAGCTGCGCCGGAACGTTGCGCGCTGGAAACGCTGAGATTTCGATTGCAATCGGTACAGATGCAACACCCGTCACATCAACCTGCGCAAACAGATGCGATGCGCGTTCCAGCGCGGCATACGCCTCCGCGCCGGTGACAAAGATTTCGTATGTACTGTTTGAAGCGAGCGTCGTGATTGCTTTATCTGTCAACTCGACCGCGCCGCTCGCGCTGTTCGTTGTGTTGACTAACACCCGCAGCGCTGCCGTTCCCGTCACCGCGCCGGTGTGTGCGGTGATACGCACACAATGCGCGTCTGCGATGCTCACAATCGCAGTGTCAGTATCCGCTGTCACATTCGCGTTGAAAAATCGCGCGAGCGGTTGAATTGTTTCTTGAACAAGCATTGTCTATTCCCTCCTTCGCGCTGTCACAACACTACATCAGTTTATTATTTATACAGTGTGTTGTGACAGCTTGTGATAGATGACCGTCGCCCGACTGTTGTTGTGACAACCGCGCCGCGCTCGACGCGGTTGGTGTATCAGCAGTGTCACAACACCTGCTTATCTTTTATTTATACAGAGTGTTGTGACGCTCGCGGTTGTTGTCGTATCAACACTGTCACAACACTACGTTATCTATTATTTATACAGAGTGTTGTGACGCTCGCTGTATCACTGTTCTTTACCCGCCACAACCAGCGCGCCGCGCTCGCGGTTGTGCTATCAGCAGTGTCACAACACTTCGTTATCTTTTATTTATAGAGAGTGTTGTGACACTTGCGCTGCACTGCTGTTCATCAACACTGTCACAACACTGCAATATCTTTTATGTATACGCAGTGTTGTGACACCCCCGACTACGAGCCAGCCGCGATCTGAACGAATGGGCTAACCGTATTACTACCCGCGCCGTCGGCCAGCGTCAGTGGCGCGTTGATCAGCGGCGCGCCGTCAATCCGCACCCCAAACAGCCAGACCGCCTGGCGCTTGAGGAAGCGCGCGTGCTCGCTAAACGCGACCGTAAACCCGGCCCGCTCGACCATTGCGTAATAGGACAAGTCGGCCAGCACCAGTGACCCCGCGCTGGTGACGGCTGGTAGATGCTCGCTGTACGCGATTGGGATACCGGCCAGCGTATCACCGTACACCAGCGACTGGCCGTTCGCGACGTACAGCAACGTATCCGCCAACCGCGTCGCCATCAATCGCGACCGCCAGAACGGATGTGCGATCCAGACAGCCGTCGCGCTGCCGGGGAGCAATCGCTCAATCATCCGCAGAATCGTTTCCGTATCGTTCTCCGCCTGCGAACCCCCCGTCACCCGCGAAACACTGATTGTTGCCGGATGGCCAACGATGCCGCGCGGCTGGCCGGCGCCGGTACCGCGCAGCATTGACCGCGCCCGCAGTGCGCTGTAGGCGCGACCAAACAGCGTTGTGAGAAACTCCTCTAGTGCCTGGGGCGCGTCGCTCAGTAGCTCTGTTGACGCGGCAACGTAGGCATCGGCAGCGTGCGGGCGAAAGATGCGCTGTTCAAACTTCGGCTCGCTCGCCTGCACATCTGCGCTCTGTTCGCGCCAGACGAGCCGAACACCGCCGACAAACGCGCTGCTTTCAACATCCGGTGTTTGGTCTTGCTCGAGCACCGGCAGCGCCAGCTCCGCCGCGTTGGTACGCAGCATCAGCGGGCCGCGACCGGCGGCGACAAGCTGATCGAACAACATCGGCGCGCCGACGGCGCGGATTTGCGTCTCAAACTGTGTTGGAACGAGAAACCCACCACCCGCGCCGGTCGTCTCGTCCAGCGCTTTGCTACTCTTGTAGATTGCGCGCAAGCGTCGCGTATCGTTGTATGCGACGCTCTTGAGAAAGTCGCCAAACGACGCAGTTGTGTCGGCGTTGTCTGCGCTTGCGTCTGTAACAACCCCAGCGCTCTGCGCCTTCAGCGCTGTCGCAACTTCTTCGCGCAAGCGCGCGGCGATTTCTGCGGCCAGCTCGGCTTGGTTCATTACAATTTCAGCCATCTCAACCTCCTACTTGATAATCAACCGAAACGGTGTATTATTCCGCAACATCGTTCGCGGTTCTGCTGGTGTTGGTGTGATGCTTGCATCCAGCCCCAGCAGCCAGCGTTTGATAAACGTCGCTTTCCCGACCTGCTCGCGCAGTACCAGATGTGATGCCGTTCCGCTTGACCAGCCCAACTCCCGCGCGATTTGCGCAAGATAGCGATACTTCGCGTCTAGCAAACCGCGAATAATCACCCCTTCTTCTGTTACCTCCAACGTACCGTAGCCGACCGGTTCCTCAACGAGAATAATTCCCGACGCGGTTTTCACCGGCTGCGCGTGATTGAGCCAAATCGGTGTTTCGCGCAGTCGGCCAAAATCGGTGTCTTTCGTAAAGAACTCATTTTCGAGATCGGTTGCGTCTGGATTGCCAAACACCACTAGCAACCCCTCTACCTCACCCGATTCAACCGATTTAACCGCCGCGCCTGGCGCGGTTTGCCACATCATCGATCACCTCCCGCGCAGTACCTTCTCAGCCTCAGCCCGCGCTGCCTCTACCGCATCCACTACCGACGCCCAGCGCCGTTGATGCACCCGCGCCTGCGGCATCCCGTAGACGTACCGCGCATATGATGCAGTGTTTTCTACAATCCGCGACGTTCGCGACAGCTTCTTGATACGTAACTTCTGCCGCAAGTTGCCCGTTCGTCTGTACCGCGACGCGGGCGGCGGTGGTGGGTATATCTGCATCACACTGTGCGCTGCTGCCGCACCTGCATCGAGCGCGGCTTCGATGCGCGCTGTTTGTGGTAGCAGTTTACGCAAAGCGTTATCGAGATCAACAGCAACGTTAAGCTTCATCGCGTCTCACCAATCGCACCCCGCAGCGGCAGCGCGGATGCGCCGGAGGGCCAGCGCGCCCGCCCCAATCATCCTCACGCTTGCGGTGTAAGCTGCCGCAGATCGGGCAGACTCGCTCATCATTCGCGGTTTCCCAGACCATTACATAGTCGAGATTGTGCTCTGATCGTAGCGCGTCGCGGTAGGTACGTACCCCAGCCGTCGCTGCTTCTGTCGCCGCAGTGATCGCAATCGTTTCCGCTCGCCTCGCGCCGACAACCGGCTCAATCAGCTTGATCAGTTCAGCGCGGTCAGCGCCAGGCATCTGCTGCCAAGCCGCGACAGCGCGGGCGATGTAGTCGCGGGTGTACGGATACAGCAGCTCTTCAACTTGATAGCGCGTTGCGCGTTCGGCCCAATCCGCCAATAGCATATCTACATCAACCGCAATGCCCAGCGCGCGTTGAGCTTCGTCTGCGAACAAACGCGCAATTACTTCCAGATTCCCGCGCATCGCGGGATATAACTCACTGCGAAACGCTTGCGCGGTGATCTCATTCGCACCGTCCAGCATCATCTGTCGCAACTGTTGAAAAGCGCGCTTGAGATCGCGATACAACTGACGCTCATACGGCATCAGCTCGTCTTCTTCTGTACTCTTCAGCGCTTTTGCATCTGCCGCGCTTTCAACGCTTTCCGTTGTCAGCCCGACTAGCCGCAGCGCTTCCGCAGTGCTCATCCCGACCGCAACCGCTTCCCGCGCTGTCGCGAGGCGATTGCGCAGGCGGAGTAACGCTTGATCATCAGTGTCTTCGACAAATTGCGGTAAATCCAACCGCGCCCGCGCTTCGTTCAGTGTCAAAACCGGCTGCCCGGCCAGGCGTTGAATCGCCTCGGCCTTCTCCAACTCGGCGTTTTGTACTGCGTCAATCCGCGCTTCGTTGCAGCGCAACACTTGATTGTACGCGGTAAAGTGCGGCTGCAACATCGCGGTAACTTCGCGAGCGCGGCTGAGGATAGTAAGCAGTATAAACGTCTGATAGTCGCGCAGCGCGGTTGCGTAATTGCTGGCGTTGGAAAAGACGAGCGACATCGGAACTTGGAACGCGGTAATCATTAATTCAGCAGCGCGTTGAAGCAGCTCTGGCTTGACGGCATCAGAAAGCGTATCTCCAAGCGTTACCGTCTTGATCTCACTCGACAGCGCGAGATGGCGGAAAGCGTTACGAATACCGCTGACGAGCTGCCGCAACCACTGTTCAAACCGCGAGCGTTCGGCGTCGGTTGGTCTTTGCGCGAACATCCAGACCGTTGGTCGCACCGCACCGCGCTCAAAGTACGCGGTTTGGTAGCGCTCGGCTGCCAGCAGCGCGCGGGCTTGTGTGAGCGCGGTTGTCACCAACCCGACGCCCGGCTCAACTTCACCGCGAACCGACGGCTCCCAGAGATAGAGCAGCTCGGCTTCCGGCTCTAGGCGTAGCTCAATAGTGCTGGTACGCCGGACAAACCCGACGAGGCCGCGCTTCGCGTCGGTAACTGGTGTAATCGTTCGCGGATGAAGGCGACGGAGGCCGAGCGGCGCTGCCGGATCGCGCAGCAGATACGCCGCGCCGTACAGACACAGATCAATCTCGATATTACGAATGATGCCCGCCAACCGTTCAGCGTCAAACGCCACCAGCGTACCGCGCCTGTTTGTGATCTCCCAAGGCAGCGACGCCAGCGCGTTGGCGCGCAACGTTACCGCAGTGCGAACAACCGCAACGCGCTCATACGCTGTCTCAACGTCAACCGCGTCACTTTCACCAACCGCGCCGAGCCAGGCCGAAGGCAAAAAGTCTTCTAAGTTCAGCGCTTTGATGTCGTAGCGCTCAGTTGGTGATAGTACTAGTTGCGCGACTGGTTTATACATCAAACAATACCTCTGTCGTTCGCGATGCACCCCAGACCGCCAACGCCAGCGCGATAACCCCGTCGTCGTAGCTGCCTTCCGGCGCGCCGTAGCGCATTCGGCCCGCTGCGGTCACATCAACGCTGTACATCTCCAACTCGTTGAGCAACCATTCCGTCGCCGGTAGAACAATCGTTCGCTGTTCGAGCGCCAGCGCGAGGGTGTCAATCAAGAGCGGCTTGCTGGCGGTGGTGGTGGTAAACGCCTGCACCGGCAATCCGGCCCGCTGAAGCTCTTCGATGTTGGGCTGCCCGATACTGTTCGCTTCCGCGATTATCGCGCCGCGCCCGTTCCGCTGCCAAAACATCACCAGCGACCGGCGCTGTGTCGCAAAGTCAACATCTACCAGACGCTCAACGTCTACGACGCATCGCGATTGCGGATCGAGCGCGATAAACACCGTCGCGTCATTGTGCCTGCCCCAGTCAACACCGATCACCGCTGCCTCGCCGCTTCTAACGATCTCACCGACACAACCGCGAACGTTCCGAAACACTGCGCCACCATCATCGAGAAACTCAGCATCTAACTCTTGCCGCGCTGCGCGTTCTGTCATCGCGCTGCGTAACAACGCGACATCTGCCGGATCGAGGCGCGGGTTATCACTTGTCGAACGTCTAATCGTTACCCAACGCGGATCGTCCAGCGCGCTCTGGTAGATTCGCCAAAAGTCGCCCCGGCCCTTCGGCGTTCCGGCCAGCACTGCGCGACCGGCGCGGTCGATCAGTGTTGGGATGAGAGCTTCGCGCCAGATTGTCTCTAAGTTCCGCACCAAGCCAGCCTCGTCTACGACAACCAAATCGTACCCTCGCGAACGGCCCGCGTCTGGATTATCTAAAGACCAAAACTCAATGCGCCCGCCAACAACCGTATCGATCCTTCTTTCCGCCTTATTCTCATCCGCGACTGGCGCCCGCAGTACGCGCCTAGCCTGCTCCCACACCGGCAGCATCAGTTTGTATGTTGGTGCAAAGTACCCAACAACCTTCTTTTTCACCGCTGCTTCTGTGAGCATCCGCGCCAACAGATGCGACTTTCCCCAGCGCCGACCGGCGCGCAAATGCACAAAGCGAGCGTTTTTGATTCGCTCAACAACAACTCGTTGATCTGTGTGAAGTTGCGGCAATCGCACTTCATACTGCGTTCTGCGACGTTGTTTCGTCATCAACAATTACAATTGCACTGTGCTCTTCATCTTCTTTCGCTTCGTACTGCATCAGAAACAACCGCGCTGCCGCGACGCGGGCGCTGGCTGGTGTTTCTTCATTCACCGCCAGCTCGTACAAAGCGCGCAACACTGCACAGCGAGCTTCTTCTGTCAGTACGTTTTCGATCATTTAACGCCCGTTTAGCTACTCTCGTAGTCTACTACTATTATAGCGACTTGACAGCATAGTTTTGCGCAAATTGTTTACATAATACTAAACGTCACAACACTGCGTATAGATAATAACTACTGCAGTGTTGTGACGTTTGTGCTGTTCAAAGAAGCAAAAAGAGACCCGCCGGAACGTCCGGCGGGTCAGACGAGAGCTACTTTTTCTGCTTCTTCCGCTCTCGCCACTCCTTCAGCGGGATTTTTTCTCGCGGAAGGAGACCTATATCTTCAAACAAACGCTGCCAACCTTCGGCGGCTGCTTGTTCGATTGATTCATATTCATAAACATATGCTTCGTGTTCGCCACCGTCGTGATTTGACCATTCGTATCTATGTACTAAGACGGTGTTGTCTTCCGTAGAAAACACCCGCACCGTAGTTCCTCTGTCTTCGTCGTACTCTCCGTAGAGAGTACGCCAAGAACCGATTTCCTTACCGCGAAACTCGATAGTGACAAAGTCACTACCGTCTCGTCCTTTATATCCTTCCCATATTTGTATTAACTCCATTTTTCCCCTCCTTTCTTGTGACTGCTTTGCTACGTCTATACTATACTATACCACAACCGCCGCGACTTGTCAATACCCTCTTCGCCGCGAATCTCGGTTTGTGTGTCACAACACTGCATTATCTATTATTTATACGCAGTGTTGTGACACTTGACAACCGCGCCGCGACGCGGTATACTAGAGACACAACAATAAGTTATCGCGAAGGAGGAACAAAATGGCTCGGAAAAAGGTGAAAGTAGTAGAGATAGTCGTATCAGAGGGGCCGGATCACAAAATTATTTACGACCGCGAGACCGGCGACTATCGAGTCGAGTGGTGCGGTCGCGTGGTCGGGTACCGCGCCAACCGCTGGGAGGCGCGGCTGCTCGTCGAACAACTGAGGTACGAAGCGCTGACCCGCGACTAGACAGCGTTTCGTATCGTCAACCCGCTGGCCAAGCCAGCGGGTTTTTGTTGTTCACAACCAAACCGCGCCGGCAA